TTTTTATACATGTTCTGATAAGATTTTATGTGGTCTTGGAAGAATGTATGCTGGTGGAGGAGAACTTACGGAAAATATTGACAATGTTGCTGGTACAGGCACTGCGGAGTTTGCAAGTAAAGCCATTGATATATTTTATATGAGCAAAAAATAACTTCAAGTTTGCAGGGCAGGTGGCTATCATGGAGATGAAGAAGAATGGATGAGAGGAAAGCGTATTGGTTTGAACAGCCATATATGCCGCGGATGAAAAATATTGCAGTGGCTCCTGTTATTCTGGAAGATGGAAGGCTGTCCTTCTGTGTTCCGGGGGATGATGGTCCTCCGTGGTCCGGGGTGTGGAACCTGACGGGAAAGGCTGTTCTGGACGGGGATGATTATTTTGAGTTCCAGTGTGATGATGAAGTGATGCATATGCGGGGCGGAACATACAAGTTTTATGCATTGGATATTGTTACATTCCGGCGGGAAACCTGCCGGTGGATATCACATGGAGAAGAAATTGCAGACTGCTGTAAAACAACAGAAGAACTCCATGAGTGGTATTTGAAACACTGGACTTATAACAGATAGGATGATTATATTTACGAAGGCATCGGTCACCTGGTTGGCTGGTGCTTTTTTCGTGGGAAAATGGAGGTGGCGGGATGTATCCTGTGTCGGATGCTTTTCTGAGGGCAGTCAGGAGTAATACAAGGAAATATTTCTGGACGGGTACGATCGTTACCAAGGGCGGAATGACGTATGAGTTTGGAGCGAAGGAGATTGTGAAGGGTTCCGGGTATATTTCCAGGCAGTGCTGCGGAAGTACGGAGATTGAATTGGGGACGGTGTATGCGGCGGAGATGGGGATCACGCTTCTGAGTGATATTGACAGGTACACGCTGGAGGATGCTCAGGTGACGCTGGTGTTTCATCTGGTGCTGGCGGATGGTTCGGTGGAAGATGTGCCGATGGGAGTTTTTGAGGTCAGTGAGGCGAACCGGCTGGCAAAGTGCCTGGAACTGAAAGCATATGATTTTATGCTGCGGTTTGATAAGAGTTTCAATGGGTTTGAGACTGTGGGGACTGCTTATGATTTTATTGCTTTGTGCTGTAAGAGATGCAAAGTGGAGTTTGCGAATAAGAGGGCGGAGATTGATGCCATGCCGAATGGCGGGGTGACGCTTTCTGTTTATACTGAAAATGATATTGAGACCTGCCGGGACGTGCTGTTTTATGTGGCACAGGTTCTGGGAGGTTTCTTTATTATCAACCGGGAGGGGAAGCTGGAACTGAGGAAGTACGGGAAGGATCCTGTGATGAAGGTGGAGCAGAGGCACCGGTTTTCTTCCAGCTTTTCAGATTTTATCACCAGGTATACGGCGGTGAGTTCCACGAATAAGCAGACGCAGATTGCAGAGTATTATGCTCTGGATCCGGATAACGGGCTGACCATGAATCTGGGAGTGAATCCGCTTCTGCAGTTTGGGTTAAAGGAGACCAAGGAGATGCTGTGCAGGAATATCCTGGCAGATCTGTCTGTGATCCGGTATGTGCCGTTTGATTCGGATACTATTGGGAATCCTGCACTGGATTCGGGGGATGTGCTGACGTTTGCAGGAGGACAGGCGGATGAGGGACAGATCACCTGTATCACTTCCATCAGACAGAAGATCGGCGGAAAGCAGACCCTGAAATGTGTGGGAAAGAATCCGAGGCTGGCTCAGGCAAAGTCAAGGAATGACAAGAATATTTCGGGGCTGCTGAACCAGATTGAAGACAATGCGAAAACGGGGAAGATCGGGATCCACACGTTTACCAATGCTTCCGCACATGAGATCGGGCAGACTAAGGTAAAGCTGATCAGTATTCAGTTTGCTTCTTCTGAGGAAAACCATATGCAGTTTTTTGCACAGGTTGTTGTGGATGTGGCTGCGGATCCGGTGGAGAGATCTGCGGAGGCTGCCGGGACTGTGGTGATTCCGTTTCCGGGCGGAAGCGGCGGAACTGGAAGTGGTACGGGTGGTTCTGATGGAACCGGGGAGACATCGGATGCAGGAAATTCTGAAAATGATGCGGCAGGGAATGAAGTTGGAAATACTTCCGGGAATGAGAATACAGGGAGTACGGATGATGTCTCTGGTGGATCAGATTCCGGATCCGGATCAGAGGGTGGTTCGGAGGTTTCTGTGGATGTGTGTCTGCCGGTGAAGTGGCAGGAGGACGGACAGGCGTTCTGTCATGTGGTCTTTGAATTTAATAATGAGGAGATTGTGGAGCATTGTCCGGTGGAGACCTGGCATTCAGGGAAACATATTTTGTCGCTGTATTATCCCATTGAGAAGATTGTTGCCAATTATACGAATACGTTCAATGTGTATCTCTGGATGGAGAATGGCAGAGGGACGGTTGATGTGGGAGGCTGCATTGCTTCTGTCAGCGGACAGGCAATGGCGGCTGGGGAAGCCTGGGACGGAAAGCTTGAGGTGGAAGATTATACCAGGAGATTTGCCATTGGCGGAGGACTGGATGTGAATGGTTTCCGGGAATCGCTGTCCATGCAGATGAAAGAGACGGTGAACAGAGGCTTTGAGGTGTATTTTGCTGAGAGAGCGGGAATCAGCGGTTTCTGCAGGCCGGTAGAAATGGAGGGTGTGTGATGAAGTTAAAAGGTGAAATGGTCATTGAACTGACCGATACGAATACGGGTGCGGTGGAAACCGTGCAGGAGACGAACATGATCACGGAGGCAGTGAATAATATTCTGGGGCTGAATCCCATGGGGATTTATCTGAAAGCCAGCGGGGAGTATGACAATTCTGTTCTGTGGAACGGGACGCTGCTTCCCATCTGCCCGAACATGATCGGAGGGATCCTGCTGTTTCCAGCAGTGCTGGAAGAAAAGGCAGACCATATTTACGAACAGGGGAATAACCTGCCGGTGGCTTATGCTTCCAACAATGTTAATTCCGGTTCCAATGTGGCAAGGGGAAGCCTGAACCAGACGGAGAGCAAGAAACTGGACAATGGATATAAGTTTGTGTGGGAGTTTACTCCCAGCCAGGGGAATGGAAATATTGCGGCGGTGGCACTGACCAGTGCCCTGGGCGGGCAGAATGCTTTTGGCAGTGCGGCAGGGGATGCCAGCACGTTCCTGCTTCTGAAAAAGGTGGATATCGGGGATATCCCGAAGGCGAAGCAGATGACACTGTTTGAGGCAGTGGAGCTGGATTTTGAAAAGAACCTGCTGTATTCCATCACCTTTGGGACTTCCAGTGTGACCATTACGAAGATCAGGATCCCGGTGTTTAACATCGGGCTGAATGAGAAGCTGGATGATACCACGTATACCGTACTGGAAGAGCAGACGCTGACAACGGAAAGCTTTACGTTCCTGGGGGATTATACAAAGTACGGGGAATTTATGGACGGGCATGACGGGTACTGGTATGGATTTTCCAATGAGCCGAATTCTTCCGGGGATGCGAAGATGGTGTGGATCCGGATCTCTAAAAAGGATTATTCCTTTACGGAGGGAAGCTGGACACTGTCCAAGGCGAAGCTTTCGGAAGTGGGCACAAGGGCAAAGGACAGTTCCTATCCCGAACGGAATGTAAAATGCTGTGTGAGGAAGGGGTATCTGTATGTGCCTTCTTACGATAAGAAGGGAGTTTATAAGATCAATACTGCAAATTCAGCGGATGTGACACTGCTCCCGCTGGGCTTTACTTCCAAGCTGAAATCTTTAGGCGAGGCTGGCTCCTGTGAGGTGTATATGACACTTCTTGGGGACATGATTGTGGCAGGGGATTTCCAGATCACGGCGGATGACAGGGTGATCAAGACACAGGGGAGCGCAAGGTTTGAAGCCATGGCAACACCTTTGTTCCAGTATAAGAACTTTGTGTTTATGTGGGGTGGCAGTTACGGGAAGGAGCACAGGTGTGCTTATCTTCTGACGCCGTATCTGGCAAGTATCAATAATCTAGGCTCAGCGGTGGTGAAGAATACGGACAAGACCATGAAGATCACGTATACGCTGACGGAGGAAACAATGTAGGTCTTTCTGCCGTAAGGCATGAAGATAGAAAACTTATTTACGGCAGTTCTCAGAAATGGGAGCTGCTTTTTTCATGGGAGGAGGATTCTGGCATGAAGGAATTTTGGAACTTTATTCAGATGGTTTTTATGGCTGTAGGCGGATGGCTGGGCTGGTTTATGGGAGGCTGTGACGGGCTTCTGTATGCATTGATCGCTTTTGTGGTGATCGATTACCTGACCGGGGTGATGTGTGCTTTTGCAGACCATACGCTTTCCAGTGAGGTGGGATTCCGGGGGATCTGCAGGAAGGTGCTGATCTTTTTACTGGTGGGAATGGCGAATATTCTGGATGTGGCTGTGATCGGGAATGGATCTGTGCTGAGGACAGCGGTGATCTTTTTCTATATTTCAAATGAAGGTGTGAGTTTGCTGGAGAATGCAGGGCATCTGGGGCTGCCGATCCCGCAGAAGATGAAGGAGGTGCTGGAACAACTGCATGACAAAAGTGAGGGAGTCTCCGATGATGCATCAGAGGATGAGGAAGAAGGTGAATGATTATGGGATACAGTAATAGTTCTTTGGTGGCGTATACGTTGCTCAGTCCGAACCATTCCGGACTGAGAACGAAGCGGATTGACAGAATATCACCGCATTGTGTAGTAGGTCAGTGTACAGCAGAAGGTCTTGGGGACTGGTTTCATAAATCTTCTACCAAGGCTTCTTCGAATTATGGAATTGATAAGAATGGCCGGATCGGATTGTATGTGGAAGAGAAGAATCGCTCCTGGTGTACGTCCAGTAATGCGAATGATCAGAGGGCAGTGACGATTGAATGTGCTTCTGACAAGGAGGAACCGTATGCTATGCATCAGGTGGTTTATGACCGTCTGGTTGATCTGTGTGAGGATATCTGCAGAAGAAATGGAAAGAAAAAACTGCTCTGGTTTGGTGATAAAAATAAGTCTCTGAATTATCAGCCGAAGGCGGATGAAATGCTCATTACCGTGCACCGGTGGTTTGCGAATAAGAGCTGTCCTGGAGACTGGCTTTATGCGAGACTGGGAGATCTGGCTGCGAAGGTTACTTCAAGACTCGGCAGCGGAAATGTGGAAGTGATTTCATCAGGGATGCAGGCCGGGGAATTTCAGGGGCTGACAGAAGAACAGGTGCTTGCAAAGGTTGGTCCCCTGTTTACCGCAGATCAGAAAAAATCAGGGATTCTTGCTTCGGTGTCTATGGCCCAGTTTATTCTGGAGAGCGGTTATGGAAAGAGTGAGCTTGCGTTGGGAGCCAATAACTGTTTTGGAATGAAGAAGTCACTTTCCGGTAATACCTGGAGTGGTTCGGTCTGGGATGGTGTGAGCATTTATAAAAAGAAGACACAGGAGCAGAAGGCAGATGGAAGCTATGTGACAGTTACAGCGGAATTCAGAAAATATGCGAATGTAGAAGATTCCATTGCGGATCACAGTGCTTATCTGCTCGGCGCTAAGAATGGAGAGAAGCTCCGATATGACGGGCTGAAAGGATGCTCAGATTATAAGAAAGCAGTGCAGATCATTAAGGACGGTGGTTATGCTACCAGTCTTACTTATGTGGAAAAGCTCTGCGGTATTATAGAAAAATGGAAACTGACGCAGTATGATGTGACCAGTGAGACTTCGGATGTGATCAAGTATTACAGAGTAAGAAAGAGCCGGGGAGATGCGGCTTCACAGATTGGAGCGTATTCCGTATTTGATAATGCGAAGGCGATGGCTGACAAGCATCCGGGCTATAAAGTTTATGACTGGAATGGAAAGCAGATGTATCCGGCAGTAATGTCGGGGGATGCAGACAGAATGAGCAATGCAGATTGTCCATTCACAGTGAAGGTTAGTGTTCCGGATTTGAATATCAGGAAAGGCGCAGGAACAGATACAGAGAAGAGCGGGAAGTTTACCGGAGTTGGTGTGTTTACTATTGTAGAAGTGAAAAATGGTAAAGGTGCTGCGAAAGGGTGGGGAAAACTAAAGTCTGGGGCTGGATGGATTAGTCTGGATTTCGCTTCCAGAGTATAACTGAATAACGAAACGTTATTGAGCCTATGGGTATCTGATTAATTTCAGGTATCTGTAGGCTTTTTTATTAGATGTTAAAATTCGACCATTTTTCTTTGCCTGTGACTTGGGAAGAAATTTTCTCAGGAAGGATGGACAAGTATATGACAGTTGAAAAAATGAAGGCAGTAGATATTAGAACAGTGGATAAAGATACTCTTGTAGATATTCGTGATGTAAAAATTGATCGTTCTCTTCCTAAGGAAGACAGAATCAGAAGTTTTGTTGAACAGGTGAAAAATCCATATTGCTTTAAGTGTGGAGATGTAGCTGTGAAGATGGTATTTGCTGACACTGATGTGACTTTAGAGGATCGAATGGAACATTATCTTCGCAGTCTTTAATGCCATATTTCAGATGTCATGGAAGTATCGGTGCTCAGTGTGTTAAGATGAACTTGGTCAAATCTATAGGCACCATGTGCTGAAAAGCCTTGTTTCTTACTGAGCATATCAGGAAGGAGATTCAAGGTTATGAGTAATAAAATCTACAATGCTTGTATTTATGCAAGACTGTCACGTGACGATGGCGATAAGCTTGAAAGCGACAGTATCACAAATCAGAAAGCCCTGATTAGGGACTTTTTATCGAAGCATCCGGAGATTCATGTGGTTTCGGAGAAAACTGATGATGGATATTCCGGTGTCAATTTTGACAGACCAGCATTCCAGGAGATGATGGATGAAATCCGTTCTGGAAAAGTAAACTGTGTGGTGGTCAAAGACCTTTCCCGTTTTGGAAGAAATTATATTGAGGCTGGTAACTACATTGAAAGAGTATTTCCTTTTATGGGCGTGCGCTTCATCGCAATCAATGATAGTTATGATAGCTTGGATAAGAATCAGTCGGACTCTCTTATTATTCCTTTTAAGAATCTGATAAACGATGCCTACTGTAAAGATATCTCTGTAAAAATCAGATCTCAGTTGGAGATTAAAAGGAAAAAGGGACAGTTCATTGGTGCTTTTGCCGTGTATGGATACCTTAAGGATGAAGAGGATCACAACAAGTTGGTTGTCGATACCTTTGCATCTGAGGTGGTTAGATCAATCTTTAAGTGGAAGCTTGAAGGAATGAGCCAGGGGCGTATAGCAGATAAGCTGAATATGCAGGGCGTTTTATGTCCTATGGAATATAAGATTTCTCTTGGTATGAAGGTTCAGACCAATTTCAGAATACACAAGAGGGCTATGTGGTCACCAGTATCTGTCACAAGGATCCTTACCAATGAGATTTATACTGGTGTTCTTGTTCAGGGTAAGAGCGGAACACCTAACTATAAAGTGAAAAAGGATATGCCCAAGGATGAAACGGAATGGATCCGTGTAGAAAATTCGCATGCAGCTATTATCTGCAGGGAAGATTTTGACAATGTTCAGATTATTATGCAGAGAGATATCCGTATTGCTCCAGAGGAAGAAAAAGTATATCCGTTTTCAGGTTATCTCAAATGTGCTGACTGTGGACAGAATATGGTCCGTAAGTATTATGTGGCATGTGATAAGGAATACACCTATTTTATCTGTTCCACCAGAAAGGCAAAGAAGGGATGCAGCACGCATACAATCAAAGAGGATGCACTAATGAATGCAGTGCTTGAAGCTACCAAGCAACAGGTCGAGAATATAATTCAGTTGGAACAAATGCTGAAAACGTTGAATTCACTTCCAGAGAATCAGCAGGATGTTTTTAACTATGATGCACAGATCGTGAAGCTGAAAGAAGAGATCGAGAGAAATAAATCTTTCAAGCTAAAATTATATGAAAATCTCCAAGAGGGCATGATTGGACAGGATGAATACTTTCTTTTTAAGAAAAGCTATGCTGCAAAGATTGCAGAGGCAGAAGCGTCTATTGCTGCTATAGAAGATGAACGAAAACAGACGGTAGGAAGAAATCGTGAAAGGCTTGCATGGATTGATGTGTATAAGGCTTATCAGAATATTACGGAAATCTCCAGAAAGCTTGTAGTTGATTTGATTGAGCAGATAAGAATATTTGAAGGCGGCAGAATTGAGATTAAATGGCGATATTATGATGAATATCAGAAGATAACAGGTTCAATCTCGAAATCACAGATGGTGGTGTAGGAGGTGCGGCATGGCAAGAAAAAGTAGAAAAAATACTGGTGCCATAATTGAAGCACCAGTACAGGAAAGTAATTATTTTTCTACGGCAATATATGTCCGTTTGTCTATTGAAAACAGTGGTAAGGACGATGATGGTGATTCTATTGCTAATCAGATTAGCTTTTGTAAAGCATATCTGGCAGAGCATGCTGATCTGAAACTTTACGGAATCTATGAGGATAATGGTGAAAAGGGTACAAACTTTGACCGCCCTGAGTTCAAGAGGATGATGGATGATATCAGAAGCGGTAAAGTAAAGTGTGTGCTTGTAAAAGACTTGAGCCGCTTTGGCAGAGATTATATTGAAGCCGGTGAGTATTTGGAGAAAATATTTCCATTTATGGGAATCAGATTTATTTCCATTACAGATGGATATGACAGTCTGACCTGTGATGATGCTGAAGGTGCTCTGATGATACCACTTAAAAATATGATCAATGATGTGTATGCAAAGGATATTTCCAGGAAGATTATCACGTCATTCAGGGCAAGGCAGGAGAAGGGAGAGTTTCTTCCGGCATTTGCCCCATACGGATATGTGAAATCAAAGGAAGTGGCATACAGATATGAAGTGGATCAGGAAACTGCTCCATATGTGAGAATGATTTTTGAATGGAAGGCGGAGGGTGTTTCACATAATGAAATCTGCAAGAGACTTAATGCTATGGGAGCGGTAACACCTGCCAGACGTAAGGTTGACCTTGGTATCTGGAGAGCAGAGAGATACAAAAATACGGTATGGTTTGGACGTACTATCATTGATATTTTGAAAAATCCTACCTACACCGGTTGTATTGTTTATGGCAGGATTCCTAAGTCACTGTACGAAGGAATCAAAATGCATCGTGCACCGGAAGAGGAATGGAGATATGTACCTAATGCTCATGAGCCGATTATCAGTCAGGAATTATTTGACAAGGTTCAGAAGATGTTTGCTGACAGAGCAAAGAAGTTTCAGAAAAAAATGAATGAGAATGCTCCGCTTAGAGAACTTGTTACAAATCATTTTAAAGGAAAGATTTATTGTGGCGATTGCGGCAAGAGAATGAGATTTGTAAAGCCTACGGATAAAAGATATCCGATAGACCAGAATCATGCAGTTTATGTTTGTGGTGGTTATCTGGACAGTGGTTACAGCAGATGCTCCAGACATTCCATAAGATATCCGCTTGTGGCAGAAGCAGTTCTGGCGGCAATTAAGGTTCAGTTAGAGTTTGCCTTGAAACAGGAGCAGTTTATCAGACAGATGCGTGGATCTGTGAGAGAAAAGAATCTGATTGATAAATACGTTGGTCGGATAAATTATCTGTCACAGGAATTGAAAAAGATTAACGGCAAGAGAGAGTCTTTGTTTGAAAATTTCGCAGAAGGTATTCTGGATGAGGCTGAGTATCAGTTTGCTAAAAAGAAATATGATGACGAAGCCGCTGATATGGAAAAGAAGCTTGCAGTAGAAAAAGCAAAGAAGGCTCAACTGGACGATGTTTTGTTGTTGAGTAATGAGTGGCTTGGTGCAATTCATCAGGCTGAAAATATTGCAGAGATTGATTCTGACTTGGTGAAATACCTGATCAGCTCTGTAAAGGTGTTTGAGGATAATCGTGTTGAGGTGGAATTGAATTTTGCAGAACAGAGAAATATCTTTAATCTGATAATTGCTGAAATGGCAGGTGATGGTCATGAGTAAGTGGGTAATCGGAAAATATATTCGTTTGTCACAGGCTGATCAGGACTTGATGAAAAAGGAGAACAAGTCCGAGAGTGAGAGCATATCTCACCAGAAGGCACTGATTCAAAATTTCATTAATGACAGTGTTGAACTTAAGGGCTCAGTGCAGTATGAGTTTTTCGATGATGGGTATTCTGGAACTAACTTCCAGCGGCCTTCTTTTGAGCGACTACTGGAGAAGATTAAAAAGGGTGAAATTAACTGTGTTATTGTAAAGGACTTCTCACGATTTGGCAGGGATTATATCGAACTGGGTGATTATCTGGAAAGAATCTTTCCTTTTATGGGTGTGAGGTTCATTTCCATTAATGACCATTATGACAGTGCTGATTATAAAGGAACTACCGGCGGTCTTGATGTAGTTATGAAGAATATCGTTTATGATTATTACAGCAAGGATTTGTCCGTGAAAGTTAAGACCGCAAAGTATCAGAAGATGAAGCAGGGGAAGTATCTTGGAGGTCATGTGCCTTATGGCATGATGAAGGACCCAAAGGATAAACATAAGCTGATTATTGATCCAGAGGCGGCAGCAGTTGTCAGGGAGATATTTGGTATGGCTATTGCCAAGATGCGTCTGATTGATATGGCACGAACTCTGAATGAGAGGGGTGTTGAAACACCGGGACAGTACTACAGACGCAAGCATCCTGGTACGAAGAAGTTTGCCAATGCTTCTGATAAGGCTTGCTGGACACATGCCAATCTCCGAACGATATTGAAGCAGGAAATGTATTATGGTGCGATTGTCGGGCATAAGAGGCAGGGGATCGGTGTTGGATGCAAACACACGGCAGCAGTACCGAAGGAAGAGCAGTTCATTGTGGAAGGCAAACATGAGGGGATAATTACAAAGGAAGAGTTTCAGAAGGCTCAGGAAATCTTTTATAAGATTGGGGAAACGAAGAAGGTTATTCCAAAGACATATCCGCTTTACAGGAAGGTTAAGTGCGGTATATGTGGAAGGGCAATGAGTTATAGGACTTATTCCCGTAATGGAATTACCTACAGGTATTTTATTTGTCCGCATGCCAAAGAACAGGTTGGAGAAGATGGCTGCTGCAAGAGGTATGTTATTGAGGATAACCTGAATGAGATTGTCTGGTCAGTGATAAGACGGTTGCTTGATAAGACGGATACCTTTAAGGAGAAACTGGACAAGCAGAATAGTGTCAGCAGACAGGATAATCTGCTTCTGGCCGAGAAACTTGCCAGGTTGCAGCAGGAAAAGGAAAAATGTGAGTCTGACAGATTTGCAAACGTGGATCAGTTTATGGCAGGTCAGCTGGATAAGGAAGTGTACCAGAGAAGAAGAGCAGACCTTGGCAGACTTGCTGAAAAGCTTGATGCCGATATTGTAGAATTGGAGCAGAAGCTTAAGGCAGCGGAAACTGTGAAGGATGACAGCGTATCACAAACTTTTGGTGTGATGAAGAAGTATTCCAGAGCGGATGAACTGACACAGGCAATGGTGCAGGAACTGATTGAGAAGGTTGTTGTTACTGATCCAGAGCATGTGGAAATCGTCTGGAAGTTTAAGGATGAGGTAAGAAAGTTCATAGGGATTTAAGGCAGGAGCCGGTTGGATGATGAGTCTGACTGGCTTCTTTTTTGATTGAGAAAAACGAGTTTTTATGGTACAATAAGTTATCCATTTTGTGAAACTTGATATTTGAGGATTTGGTATGGTTAAGAACAATATTGAAGTTGATGTAAAAGTAAAATGTATAGAGAATGGAACAACCCAGGCACAGATTGCTGAGGATATTCAGACCACAAAGTCATATGTGAATCGTGTGATCAAGAAGCCAAATGGTGTGGTGAATAATACCTTTGTGCAGATGATGGAGGCGCTGGGGTATGATATAGAATTGACTTATGTGAAGAGGGAAGGGCAATAGTGGCATGAAGCATTATCGATTATTTCAAGCTTGGCAGAATCAAGATAAAGCTTATACGGATTTCATAACAAGGATTATACATGATGTTGTTGAAATGGAAACAAAAGAAGGAATAGATATAGAGGTAATTAGATATCCTGCGCAAGATGAATCTGGCTCTCCAGATGTAGTTGATATGGTGTGGGAACAAATTGCGGATAGTGACATATTTGTTGGTGATTTGACTGGTATTACACAAGTTGGCGATCATACAGTTTCAAATCCGAATGTAATGTATGAAGTGGGTATTGCAGATGCATTGTTGGGTGAAAAGAGAGTTATCTTATTATGCTCAAAGGATACAGATATATCTAAATTAGCCTTTGACATTAATCATAAAAGAATAAGTCCGCTTAATAAGAATAACACAAGGGCTGTGGATTTTTTGCATGAATGGATTGATGCGGCAATATTAGAATGTGATATGCAACAAGTACAGAAAGATTTTGTGTTTAAGGACTTTTATATGATGACTTATATGTTGTGTATAACAATTTAATGAGGATTATTCATGCAGAAGACTATACTTATTCAACTGGAGTATTGCCGCCGGAAATCACTGACATGGAGTGTAGATTAAAAAGTGCCGTACTGAATGAACTGATGCTTGCTATAGATTATAGTTGCGTAATAGAACGATTGAAAAATGAGATACGTGCCTTGTATGTTTCAAACAATAGACGGTATTTGACAGATGTTATTCGTATATATAAGGCACTGGATAAGTATAATTGGTTTGTACACTCAATCCAAAAGAATGTTTTTCTCACTGAAAATGATGTGAAATATGAAGCGGTTTTGCAAAATACAAAAGCCTTTTATCTAACAGGTGTTGATGGGATAGAAGATTTGTATGGATCAATTTTATTTGATGAGAAATTTATTTATATCAATGGGAATCCTCCATTTCAAAATGTGTTTTTTAGAGAGATGTTTACTGATGATGTAAAGGTGGCGTGTCATTTTCAAAATGTTCCTGTGGGAGATAGTGCATTGACAGGACTGAAAACAAAAACATATTCGATAAATTCAGATGCAATCAGCACATATGCTAAATATATCAGAGAAGTTCTCCTGGCAGTATATGAGTTTATGGATAAGATGAACTTTTCTCCAATGAACACCACACCAGATATAAAGAGCAATACTATTATTGTGTGGGAAAAGAACAGCTAATTTCTGCCATCTGAAAAATGGCAGAAAAAATTGTTAGACCTATCTTGACATACGCTGATGAAGCCCACCGGCTTAATGAAAAATCCGGTATGTTCCAAAATATGGGAGAGAACCAGATAAAAG